AAAAATATGTAAGGCTATGTATGCTCTTCATGTCGAAGCGAACTGATGCTGAGAAAGCTGCCTACTGGAAGGAAAAAGCCCTTGCCAACATGAACAACAAGGGCTATAAGCCTAAAAAGGCTAAGGGTGATGCCTATTACAATTACAAGTCTCAAAAAGACTATTACAAGCGTAAAGCTAAAAATCAAGAACGCGCCCCGGGTGTCATGAGTGACATGGGTGGCGAAGTTGGTGCCCTTTTAGGTGCTCCGTTACCAATTATTGGTCCTGTTCTTGGAAAGTTTCTCGGGTCTAAAATTGGACATCTTGCCGAGAAAATTACTGGATTTGGTGATTACAAAGTCCAATCTAATTCAATTATGCAAGGTGGCATGTCTAATGCTCAAGTTGTTAATTCTTCAGATAATGGTGGAACTATTGTTCGCCATCGCGAATATCTAGGTGATATTGCTGCTACTACGGATTTTGCTGTTACTAAGTATCCTCTTAATCCCGGACAGGTTATTACTTTTCCGTGGTTGTCTAATATTGCTCAAAACTACGAACAATATCGTTTTCGTGGAGTCGTTTTTGAAGTTAATTCTACTTCTTCTGACGCTGTTTTGTCAGGTGCAACGTCTTCTGCTCTTGGAACTGTAGCAATGGCTACTGATTATGATGTTTTGGACGTTCCTTACGCTTCCAAACGAGAGATGTTAAATTCTCAGTTTTCTTGTTCTCGAAAGCCTTCAGAGTCCTTTATTCATCCTATTGAATGTAAAAAGGCATGGACCCCTTACAATTTGAATTGGGTCCGAACTACTGATACTTTTCCCACTGGTGGTGATCCCCGAACCTATGATTTGGGTAATTTGTATGTCGCAACTGAGGGTATGCAAGCTGCATCCGGAAATGTTGGTGAACTTTGGGTTACTTACGAAGTTGAGTTCTTTAAGCAACAGCTTTTACCTTTAGGCGCTGAAGTCGCCGCTGATCATTTGTATGTCGCCGCACCAACTAGTTCATTATTGTTAGGCGCAGCGTCAACATTTGACACTGCATCAACCCTCGGTGGAACACACGATGGTGGTACTTATTATTTTCCAACGTCATTGACTGAAGGGTTATTTCTCGTTCAGTATTCTGTTTTTGGAACTTCGGCAACGCTCGGAGAAGTTTCTTATCTTATGTCCAATTGTGAAAAAATTGATGTTTGGTTTGGTGGTGCTACTACATTTATTCAATCACCGGGTGCTGGCGTTGCTTCAACTTCTGTTATGGCATCTATAGTTGTGCGTATTACTGCTGCTAATGCTGCTATTAGTTATCTTACTACTGTTATTCCTACTTCTGGCAACGGTAATCTTTGGATTACTGAGCTGCCACAGGCTATGGCTAATCCTGCTTAGGTCAAAAAAGATTGCGTACGTATTATACACAAAACGTATATCACCTTTATTTTTTCCAAAAAAACAATGCATCATGCTTCTACGACCCAGGCATGAATTATTCGACCTAATTAAGTACACATGTACTCAATTAGGGATAATCTCGATTGTCTCGAGATTCAAGGCCCTTGTGCCTTTTACTCACTTCATGGAGCTTTTAACACTTTGAAAGGCCTTGAATCTAATGAAGTGATTATTCCTAATTGAGTATATGCGTACTTGGTTAGGCCGGGTAATTCGGGCCGATGTTAGCATTTGTATACCTCAAAAACATTTGTTATTTATAATGTTTCAAGGAATTTTATGGTTTCTTTGATTTCATTCATTCTTTTGATGTTTTCATTCAATAAGTTTGATCCTCTTTCAAGGTCATCATATCTACATTCTTCATCCGCGATAGCTAATAATCCTTTGAGTTCTTCACAGCTCATTTCTAGGATTTCATATTCTTCTTCTAGTGTAAGAAGGTTGTCGTTTTCTTCGACACCATTTGTAATCGGTTCGGGGGGCATCAGTATTACCCCCCCGACCTCGTTACAAAACTTCGTTACAAACGAAAGTCTACGGATAAGTTGCTTAGCGTCTTCATCCGCTCTAACGTACATCGACTCTGGAGGATGTATACTCGTAATTATAATTTTACGAGGTTTGAACTGTCTCCAGCCGCCTTTTACTTCGACTCGTTTTTCATAGCGATCAAGTAGGCTGAGCATTTCAGTAAGGCTCCACCATGAGTCTCTGAAATCATCTATGATTACGGCTTCATGTCCGTCATATCCATCCCACCATTTGGTGTTATCGTTTTTTACATAAACGTCATTATCTTTGAGGTTTTCACGAGCAGTGCGACTTTTGCCTGATCCGCTTGGTCCCCAAAACCAAGATACCTCAGTTAACCAATCTCTTGGTTCTTCATGATAAGTTAAGAATTTTTCAGCAACTTTGATTTGCTGGGCGTTACCTGTTAGTGTAACTTCGCGTAAACCTCCTGTTAACGCAATATTTCGTGTTTTGCCAAGGTCGTTTCGTGCGCCTGCGCCACCGGCATTCCAATCGCCGTGTTCAACAAAATTAACCCCAATACCATAGTTGGGTCCTAATTTTCCGTCGCCTAATTTGGCGAATTCATCCCATTCTTGTTTGGGTTGTGTGCCTTTTGCACAATAATCTTTTGCTTGGTCACGTGTTCCGCGTCGGACCGTAAGGTGCATTTTCTCAAATGGGCCTCCAAGTTTTTTTATTCCGGTTATTCGCATGGTTTTAGTGAACTCTGCGTAACCTTGTAAATGTGGTGTACCTGATGGTGCAATCTCATATCCCCAACAAACATATCTTACCGGGTTTATTAATGCGGTAAGTTGTGCGACATCGTCGTCAGTGTAGTTATTAAGTGTAAAACAGTATGCTCTGGATACCATGTTGTTAACCTTGTTACAACTATACACCTCGTTACAAAATCTCTAACATAAAATAAATAATTCTAATAATTATTTTTTGATTTTGAAAAATATGTAAGGCTATGTATGCTCTTCATGTCGAAGCGAACTGATGCTGAGAAAGCTGCCTACTGGAAGGAAAAAGCCCTTGCCAACATGAACAACAAGGGCTATAAGCCTAAAAAGGC